AAAAATTCACCTGTCCTCTTATTAGCTAAAACCTTTTTATTTCTTATGTTGATTTCGTGCGGCGCCGTCCCGCCCTCGACAAAAATTGAATATGGGGCTTTTGATATTATTTCGGCCCGGGTTTTGCTTCTTAGTTCTGTTTTTATATTCTGTCTTAAATTTCCGCCGCCGCCTGATTTGTTAACTGGTGCTTCTTTGATTGCTTGGCTTTGAACGGTTAGTGCCGATTTCTGAACCGCCCTTGAAATTTCATTGATCGTCATCTCGGGCGCTCTTTTCAATCCCTCGCGCAGTTTCTCAAGTCCCTTAATGTCAAATTTAATTTCTATCATGGGTTTGATTTTCTTATTCTACATTCTATGTGTCTGGGCTGGCCCAAAAAATTAAAACTTTCCACCCCGATAACTTTGTATTGATCGGCGCCGTCTACGATTCGGTCGCCCTCTAAAATGTCAGAAACTTTGCAAAACATCAACCAGTCCTTGCCGAAGTTTCCGTCGATGTCCTGCGAGTAACTTTCATCTAATGGCTGAATGGTGCAGGCCAAGTCCGTTATGAAGTCATCGTATGATTCGGTATCGCCGCTTTCGTCGGTTAATCTTTGCGTCTTGACAATTTTGTCGTAATTATCCTCTATCATAATCTAAAAAGTAAATTTTTTATAGTATTTTAGAATTTCGTTAATCCTATCAAAATCCTGCCAATTTTTTTCATCCTTATAAGTTACACTGTAGCGTCCTATGGTCATGGTCTTGACTTCGCCCTCGGCGTTTAATGAATAATTTATAATCCCGGCCAGCAAAATTGTCGCGACTTGTTTTATGTCTACAGGAACGGCCACGCTGTATCCCCATTTCCCTGTAATTTTAACGCACCTTAACGGCCACCTCGGGAATATCGAGCCGCGGAGCACAATTTTAGTGATCGGTAGTTTATTGGCCGGGTATAAAATAAAATCACCATCGGCTAAAAGCGGATCGCTGTCCGGTAATAAAACATCGTCGGCGATCTTGATTTCTGTTACCGCTACGGCGTCGTCAATTAAAAGTTTTGATGAATTGTCGCCATCATAATATCTGGCCGAAGCTAACACATCCGCCTTGAAGTTCCGGCCGGTTATCTGATCAATGTATTGCTCAATCTCGCCGAGCCAAGTGTCTATTTGCGCGTAAAAACTGGCGTCAATAGTTATGAGCAGATAATTTTCAACTTCTTGTCTGCTTGAATATCCCTTTGCCATATAATTTATTATAACATTAAATTTTAATTGTGGACAAGTGCGTGATAGGGGCTTGTCTTTTTAGAATAGGGGCTTGTCTTTTTAGAATAGGGATAAATTCTAATCACATATTGCAAGGTTTTAGTTTTTGTGATTGATACCGCAATAGCATATTTTAACGACTTCGTTATCGCGCTCGGGGTTATTTCAACTACATATTTCAAGGATTTAGTTTTTCCTGCCTCTGCGACCACGCAATAGGTCAATCCCTTGGTTAGGCCTACGGATGCCTCAATCTTATAAACAAGCCCCTTGACGCTCTGTTTTGTTTGTCTAGTGGCATATTGAAGTCCCTTTGTGGCTATGGCTTCGGTCGTGATTGTATATTTTAGGTTTTCAATAGTTTGCCCTGCCGTGATAATTTCATATTGCAATCCCCTTTGAACAATGCTCGGAGTGATTTTAACGCAGTATTTTATCCATTTCGTTATCCAATTCGGTATCATTATAACATATTTCAGCGATTTTGTTTCTGTTCCTTGTGCTTTCACTTCGTAAATAAGCCCTTTTTGAATTATTCCCGATGTCGTAATTTTATACGCTAAACTTTTTTGTTTCGCGCTCGGAGTATTCGGCACGCAATATTTGATATTTTTTGTTATCCAGTTAGGTATTTTAATCTCGTATTTTAAGGATTTTTGAACAATCACTGGTGCTTTAATCTCGTATTGTAATGATTTAGTTTTCGCCGCAGGTATTATCTTAACCGCATACTGCAAGTTTTTCCCTCTTGAAGGGGTAATTTTGACACAATATTTAAGAGATTTTGTAATCGCTGGCGGTGACTTTACTGTATATTTTAGCGACTTGGTTACCGCAGGTATCGTCTTGACTTCGTATTTAAGGTTCTTGCTCGGATTACCAGCCGCCGCGATTTTCACGCAATATTTCAATTGTTTAGTGATGGCTGGCGGTAATTTTATGGTGTATTTAAGAGATTTTGTGATTGCTGGAACGAGTTTAATATCATATTTCAATTGTTTACTCGGGTTCCCTGCGGCCGCTATTTTTATGCAATACTTCAATGCTTTGGTTCGCGAATCATACCAATATCCGTCCAGTAAAATATAACTGCCGTCCTCTTGAAGGATCGCATCGCCATTTTCCTGCAAAAGTTTATAGTATGTTGCTGGCATAATTTAATTCAAAATTTTCCAATCCGTATCAGCAGAAATACCAGCAGAGATATAGATTTTCGCTCCAGATGTATCAACATAAGTTTGCCCAATAAAAAAAGGAACAATACCAGTAGGAGCTCCAGAACCTGATAATGCTGGCTTAACTATACTTCCATTCCCTCTCGGATATTTATACAAAGCATAAACTTGAGCGGCGGTTAAAATTGTTGAGTATATTCTTAATTCATCAAAAGAACCATTTACATATTCGCTTGGTGTTGTTCCGCAAACTGGGTATAAAACATTGGTCATATTAGCCAAAAGCGTTTTGCCAGTATTTTTAGTATCTATTAAAACTCCGTCTCTGTATATGCTCACGGTTGCCCCGTTTATGTTAATTACATAAAAATGCCAAGCATCATCACGCAAAATGCAATTTGCGAAAAGGTCTCCGCCACTCCAACCGCCATTATAAAGATAAACACGCAAATCACTTCCACTATTTCCAGTATCGCCAAAAAAAGCGGTCATATAATCCGCAGAAGTGACTAATCGTTGACGAGCCGATGATGATGTGTCAGTTTTTAACCTAAAACAAATAGTCATTGTTCCAGCTCCAAATTGATTGCCTAGGGCGGGGATAATTCCATATTGACTTGAAGCTGAAGCGAATGTTAATGCTTTACCTGCTACGCCAGTAATCCAAGATGGGGTGGCTTGCAATGCGCAATTTCTACCATTCCCCGAATTATCATAAGCAACCGCCCCCGTTCCCTCATCAAAAGCCCAATAGCCGACAAGGTTTTCGTCTGATGGAAATCCGTTGATAATTGCGTATATCGCGTCTAAATAAGTTTTGAGTGCCGCCTTGATATTCGCCCAAGTTATCTTTTTGGTTGCCGGTGTGGTTACATCAACAATCGGTAAGACATCTGTATCTATGGGTGGGGTATACGCTGTTAATTCTGTTATTTTTTTGTCTGCCATATTTTTAGATATTAAATTTAGTTAAATCCAAGTCCTTGTCGCTGATCACTATCCGGTCGTCGGGCAAAATAAAATGATAGGCGGTTTCGCCGTTCTTGTTTTTCCAGCCGAAGCAATATATTTTAATTCTGCGTTCCTCGGATGTGGCCGCCGATAAGATAATGTTTCTGTAAAAATGAAAAATCTGCTTGCCCTCTACCACCATATCAATCCGTTTCCATGGCGCGCCAGTTTTTATCATTACGAACATTTCCACTTCGTCTTGTTTGATTTCTTGAAATTGGTGAAATGTTCCACACTCCGGGCCGTCCTCAAATTGATGCAATTCGGCGCCGTCTTTATAAATTACGCCCCAAGTCCAAATCTCGGGCGCGGCTTCTATTTCTTTTCCGTCTCTTTTCAATATGTATTTCATGGTGTTAAAAAATACCTACGGTTTCTCGTAGGTATTTGGTATTGTATTACCTGCGAGTTTCCATTGTATTGGTTTAAGTTTTTACTATTTTAAGGGTTTTTTTGCCGCCACTATTTTTCTCTCGGCTCCTCTTTTTATCGCGGCTTCGGAAATGGCCTTGAATTCAGTCCCCAAGTTTTCCGGTTCTGTGGGCTTAAATCCCGAGGCACATTCGTGTTCGTAGTATTCCTCGGTGCTTCCTTTGAAATTACATTGTCCGCATTTTGCCATAGATGTGTAGGTTATTAGTTAAAATGCGTAGATTAAGCCGTCTCGTCATATTGAAAATTCATCACCGAAGTTGATCCGGCTGTCGCGCTTGCGTCAGTTTGGATCTGATGAATTAAGAAATCAGAAAATGCTTTGTTGGCGTCAAACCCTACGGCTAATATCGATCCGGCTAGGGATCCGTCTATGCCAAGATTGGCTGTCGCTGGAACGGATGAGGGCATGGCTTGGGTGGCCGGCGTAGAAGCCGTTGCCACTGGCGCGGCGTATGGTTTTCTTGCGTAGGCGGCTATTCTTGCGTTTGTTAAGTGCGAATGCGTGCCGCCTACTCCCAACGCTCCGGTGCGCCAAACTTTTAGATTATCAATTTTTGAGGATGTTCCAATGGCGGTCACATGAAGTTTTTGATACTTCTCGTAAGTATTGGCCGCCGGCACCACTGGATATGCGACTGGGTCAAGCGCTTGGGCGTCCACCGAGCCCATATTGCTGTTTGCTATATTGTGGGTGAATTCGCCTTGAATTTGATATCCCTCGCCATTCACAAAAATATCAGCCGATAAGGATAATGTCGTGTCGCTATCTTTGGCCGTCACATAAGCGTGGGTCAGGTCGGTTGAATTGTATACCTCGTCGCCCACATCAACCGCGGCGTTAAAACCTCCACCCGCGTCAACTAACTTGCTGGCTGTCGTGGCGGTGGCGCTTCCTGATTTTTTAATCGCGCCGTTTGCTTCGTCTATTTCAATTGTTGCTGGCAATTTATTTAATTCTTGCCTCCGCCAAGTTCATTTTTTGAAAAATTGGCATAAGCATTTGTTCATCATTCCTTTTTCTCGGGTGATGAAACTGGCATAAAGTAATGCCATTATTAATGTTATATCTTAATTCTGGGTGCGACTTCCACCCAAGAATATGGTGTGCTACAACTTTGCCGTTGCAATCTTTATTATTTATTCTACAAATATGTCTATCCCTTTTGAATATTTGGTATCGCCATTCCTTTAAGAATAAAATTTTATCGCTGGCCCGACTGCGCCTCTGCTTCTTTGGATAGGAGCCCGGTTGCCCGGGCTCCCCCAATCAAAATTTAAGATTCGTGAGTTTGCGCTTTCAGGACGGTTGCGGCTTTCGGTAGGGCTAAAA